CGACGGCGACGACACCGAACTCCCCTACGAACGCGAGCAGTGGACAGACAACGGGGCGACCATCACGGCCCGGTTCTGGGTGCGCGTGCCGTCGGTCGATTCGGCGAGCGACACTGACCTGCGGATGCACATCGGCAAGGCGGCGGGCACGGCCTACGCCACGCCGTCTGATACTTGGAACGAGAACGGGGCAGACAACTTCATATTCGGCCACCACATGAGCGACTGGACGACAACCACCATCATTGACAGCACATCGAACTCGAACGACGGCTCGAAGATTGGAGCGAGCGAGCCGATTGAGACGACGGGCCAGATATACAAAGGGCAGGAGTTTGACGGAGTTCAAGACAGGATAAGCCTCGGCAACGACGCCTCGCTCAACACCACGGAGGCGATCACGATGGAGTGCCTGATTGATTGGAACGAAACCGGAGACGACTACCAGCGGATATTTGACAAGGGGACAGAGGCGCCGTCGATGTATATCAATCGCGGCGGTGGTAGCGCCATAGACCATTTAGGGTGGTATGGGGAGATCGGCGGGATTCAGCGAGATAGCGCCTTTGGTGATACGACCATCACGGCGGGCTGGAAGTACGTTGCTATGACGTGGGACGATGCAGACGATGTGATGCGGGCCTACCTCAACGGGGCACCGGACGGCACAGAGGTCGGTTGGTCGGGGGCGATAGCCGCCACAGCGGACACGCTATACATCGGCGACCGGGCAGATGGCACACGCTCATACAATGGCGGCATCGACGAGGCCCGCTGGTCGAAGATTGCCCGGTCGGCGGCGTGGCTCCTGTTCACGTCGGACAACATTCTGGACTACGCGGGCACGATCACGCACGGGGCGTGGGAGTCGGCAGCACAACGTAATAATTTTAGAACACCTTGGTGGGTAAATTAAATGGGTACAACTAGAACAATCCAAAAGCCGGCTGGTGAATCTACTTTACAGATTCCATTGACTGCATTTAGTAAAGTAGATTTGCAAGAAGGTTTGCCAGTTGCAGCTGATGGTACAAATCCGGCATATATAGTTGGTACTTTTGGTACTGATGCCCCAATGATCAAGGGTACTGACTATGCATCAGGCACCATTGATGAGGATTGTTATCTTTCATTAACAATACCCGGCGATTACAATGCAGGTGGGAAATTTAATCTTAGCATAAATGCCGGGATGCTGGCACATGTATCCGATGATGACGCGAATCTTGACGTGGAAGCATATGAGTCAGATGATGAGGGGTCAGTGGGTGCTGATCTTTGTGACACAGCGGCTCAAAGTATCAATTTAGTTGCACATGCTGATTATGTTTTTGTAATTGATCCACCGACACTGGCGCCCGGTGACATTCTTTTCATCAAAATAAACTTAGAAGGAACAGATGCAGGTTCCGGAGATGTAATACAAATGTCTATTGGTGCTGTTAAATTAATCTACGATAGAAGGTAATTAAAATGCTTGACAGTCCTGCTGGTCAGCAACTTGCGGTTTCTACTATAGTTGTCGATTTTGATGATGCGATTCACTCACCTCCCGCTAGTGGTAATGCTGAGACTGCATTTCTCACAGTTCATACAGCTGCGATAAGATACCGTGTGGATGGGACGGCTCCGACAGCCCTAATCGGACATCTGGCATCTCCCGGTGATGCTATTGAACTTGTGGACGGAACCGAGATCAATTTGTTTAAAGCAATTAGAAGCACGGGTACTGATGGTGAAATCTTTGCTACTTTTAGATAGGTAATTAAAAATGAGACAATTTCCAAGCGGCAAAGGTGTAGACTCCAGCGCCGAGATAGCTGTTGTTGATGCTAAGGTAGTAGCAGTTGATGCTGAAGTGAAAGAGGCTGAACGTCATCTTCATAACTATGAACGGTGGATAGGGCCGGCAGCCGTGCCAACAGCTACCCACTTGGCAGATCCGCTTGGTCAGCCCGGCGGCTCACCTGCTGGTGTATTAACTTCTTTCCGGCTAACATGTGGAGCTAGCAAAGTTTGGGGCACACCTGTTCAGATTTGGGGATCAGGCGACTGTGTGTTTGTTTTACCTGTTGATCATCAAGGTGCCTTTGACTTACATGCTGTTAAATTCACAGATGTTGAGGATGATAAAGAAGAATGGATTATTTGTGTTGGTGCGGGTGTGAATATGGCTGCGGCTATTAGTGCCGGAACATATTTAACTCAGCCTTTTTTCATTGAAAAAACTAATAAAAATTAAAGTGATATTGATCTTTTACTGGACAAAGAAGTGGCTGGAACTGCAATGTGGGCTATGTTATTACATGTCACAAATAATAATATAAAGTATGTTGACTGTCAATTTGGTGTGCATGGATATCCGGTGTAAGTAAATAATGCATCAATTAGAAAAATTACTTTTTGACCGCATTAGTTCCGGTTTGAAAAGACAATCTATTAGAACCTGTTCTAAATGGGCAAAACAATATCGAGTAATGGGCCAACCGTTACCGGGGCCGTGGACATTTAAATATCATCCGTGGTTGAAAGATATGCACGATTGTGAGGCAGAGTTAGTTGTTGGTCAAAAATCTGCTCAAATGGGATATACTGAGTGGGGATTAAATCGTTCTTTGTTTAAAATAGATATGCAAGGTATAAGTGTTTTATATGTTTTACCGTGTTCAAATCCGGATGCTAGTAATTTTTCAACATCTAGATTTGACCCTGCACTTGAGTTATCAGATCACTTAGGTAATTTATTTACGAATGTTAAAAACATCCATCATAAGCGGGCGGGGTCGGCAAATCTCTTTATTCGTGGAAGTAGGAGTAGAAGTCAACTAAAGTCAGACCCAGTGGGGTTAATGGTTTTTGACGAAGTTGATGAAATGGAGCAGAAGAATATTCCGCTGGCTATGGAGCGGATGTCTGGTCAGCTGCAAAAGCAAGCTATAATGCTTTCTACTCCGACAATTGATAATAGAGGAATTAATACATATTTTAAAAATTCGACACAGAATCATTTCTTTTTCCCGTGTCCTATGTGTGGTAAGCAAATTGAATTAACGTTTCCTGACTGTATAGTTATTACTGCTGAGAATGTTTTAGACAAGAGGATTCACGAATCATATTTAAAATGTCCTGAATGTAACAAGAAACTTGAGCATCAAAATAAGCATGAGTATATTACAAACGGTAAGTGGGTCGCAGCGTTCCCTGACCGGGAAGTAATTGGTTACTATATTAATCAATTATATTCATCTGCATCAGCTGGTCGTCCGTGGGAACTCGCATTAGCTTATCTTAAATCTTTGACGAACCCGGCCGATGAACAAGAATTTTTTAATTCTAAATTGGGACTTACTCACTTTGTCGAAGGTGCGAAAGTTTCTGACGCGGATATTGATGCTTGCATCGTTAACAGACGTATGGACGATTTGATTCCAAAAGGTGGGATAATTACAATGGGTGTGGATGTTGGGTCTTGGTTACACTACGAAATTGATAGGTGGCTATTAACTGGCCAGCCGTCACCAGATATTAATGATACTGCAAAATGTGAAGTATTGAAAGCTGGTAAAGTAAAAGATTTTGAGGAACTGGATACTTTGATGATTCGCAATCATGTTCAACATTGTGTGATTGATTCACAACCAGAGAGTAGAAAAGCTTTGGAATTTGCTAATAGAATGTATGGGCACGTGCATCTGTGCACATACGGGAAAGGTATACTTTCAAAAGAAGTTAGAGTTGGCGAAGGTCATAGGGTAATTGTTGATAGGACGATGAGTCTTGACCTAGCTTTAACAAGATTTAGATGTGAAGGAAAGATCACTTTACCTCTCGATATACCTGAAGAATACAAAAATAATGTCAAAGCACTTGTCAGGGTATATGAAACAGACCCGCAAGGTAATCCGATTGGAAAATATATGAAAGGTGATGCTGATGCAGATCACTTCGCACACGCCAGAAATTATGCGGAAGTTGCATTACCGTTGGCGGCTGGCTTAGGTGTATCAACCTCCATACGTGAGGATGTAATGTAATGGATAAAATTCAAGAGATTACTCATCCTGAATATCAGGCTAATGAGAGTGATTGGACAAAATTCAGATTAACTTATGCTGGTGGACATGATTTTGTTGATGAGTATCTTAAAGCTTTTAGTGTGCGTGAAGGTGTGACTGACCTGACATCTAGGAAAGCAATTTCTTATTGTCCCGCGCATGCCAAAGCGGCTTTAACTGATATTAATAATTCTATTGCCCAACGTATGCCGGATGTTACGCGATCAGGTGGGGCTGAATCATATAAGCAAGCTATTGGTGGGGACGGTTCTGGCGTTGATCGTGAGGGTAATACAATTGATGGATTTATGACACGTAAAATTTTACCCGAATTAACTTCTATGGGTAAAGTTGGTGTGTATATTGACCGTGAACCACTAATTGAAAATGCAACTAAAGCAGATACGGTAGACAATCGCCCGTACCTATACCGATATACTGCTGAAAACATCCGTTCTTGGGCATATAATACTCAAGGACAATTAACATCATTGCTTCTTCGTGATCACGATAATCAAATCAATGAAGATACTGGACTTGTATCAAAAGAAGTTGTTAGATACAGATTATTACGACTTGTTGAAGATCATGTTGATTTACAGTATTATGATGAGGATGGTAAAGAAGATGGTAATGTGATTACTTTAGATATAACAGAAATACCATTTGTAGTTTTTGAACTCACTAAAAGTTTATTAGTGGATATTGCTGATATTCAGATTGCCCTATTAAATATTGCTTCAAGCGATATTATGTATACACTGAAAAGTAATCATCCGTTTTATACTGAACAATATGATCCTATTGCTGAGTTTGCTAAGGGTCGTCAGGCTGTTTCAACAGCTGATGGTACCAAGCCCGGTGAGGATGCCCAAGCACAGACAGCAAAAGATCCAGAAATTCAAGTAGGTACAACTAAAGGTAGACGGTATCCGTTACATGCGGAGCGTCCCGGATTTATTCATCCGAGTTCTGAGCCGTTAATTGCTTCAATGCAGAAGCAAGATCAACTTAAGCAAGAAATTAGACAGTTGATTAACTTAAGTTTGACAAATATTGAGCCTAAACGAGCTAGTGCCGAGAGTAAACAACTTGACCAACGTGGGATGGAATCTGGTCTTGCGAATATTGGTGCGGAGGCTGAGTATGGTGAGCGTCAATTAGCTAATATTTGGTCGCTATATGAAGGTAAAGAATCGAATGCTGTGGTTAAGTATCCGTCAAACTATAGTTTGAAATCTGATGAGGATAGGCAGGTTGAAGCTACTGGTCTAATTGAATTACTGCCGAAGCTTCCGTCATTAAAGTATCAGAAAGCAATTGCTAAGTTAGCTGTAATTGCAACAATCGGGCATAAGATTTCTGACACACTTATTACTGAAATTTCTAGCGAAATTGACAATGCAGAGGTAATTGTTACTGACCGTGAAGTTCTTGTAAAGGATATTGAAGCTGGTCTGGTGGGTGTTGAATTGGCTAGTAAAATTGCTGGCTATCCTGCCGGAGAGGTTGAGAAAGCCCGAAAAGATCATGCTGATAGATTAGCAAGGATTCAAGAATCACAAGCGGCTAAAACACGTGGGGTAGACGATACTATTACTGACCCCAGAGACGAGGATGACGAAAAGAAGAAAACCCAAGATGCTGCGAACGATGAGTCTGGTCAACGTAAGACTAGAGGAGAAGAAAAATAATGGCTCAATACCTTACGATAGCGGAAGGAGACGCTATATTCTTGAGAGTCCTAGATTCGGATCCTTGGGATGATGCTACAACTGCTAAAAAGACTAAAGCGATTTTAGCATCTACAGATATTATTGACAGATTAAACTATGAGGGTGATAAGGCTGATGATGATCAAGTTTTACAGTTTCCGCGTGATGCAGATACTGCTATACCTGATGACATAAAAACAGCTTGTGCATTTATTACATTGGCACTTTTAGATGGTGTGGATATGGAAATTGAGTTTGATAACCTGAGCATGGTGTCTCAGGGTATATCTAGTATTCGTGCGACCTATCGCACAAATAGAGTGGCAGAACATATTGTCGCAGGTGTTCCTAGCGTAACAGCTTGGAGATATTTGAGACCTTTCCTGCGCGATCAAAACTCTGTAAGTGTGAATAGGGTCAGTTAGGAGTTGTGAGATGAGTAATTGGCAATGGTTGTTAAGTCGTCCGTGGGTTATTATTGGTGAGGATGATCCTGCGGCTGCTGAAGCTGCGGCTGCTGCTGAAGCTGCGGCTGCTGAAGCTGCGGCTGCTGAAGCTGCAGCTGCTGATAAGACTTTTACTCAGGAGCAATTGAATAAAATTCTTGCAGATGATAGACGTAAGCATGCTGATAAGATCACCAAAGCTGCAAATGAAGCTAGTGCTGCATTGTCAAAGTCAAAGTTACTGACTACTGAAAAACTTGAGCTTGAAACTAAGCTTGAAGATTTACGAACATCAAGTTTGACTGATGTTGAAAAATTGGCTAGAGAAAAGAAACTTACTGATGCAGCGCATAATACAGCAGTTGAAAATTTAACGGCGGAACGTGACAGGTATTCAAAGTTGTTTAGAGATTCGACAATCAGTAGAGCAATTACTGACGCTTCTGTTGTTTCAGAAGCAATTAATCCGTCGCAAATAGTTGCGTTATTGCGACCGACTACAAGACTCGTCCCTGATACTGACGAGGACGGCACGGAGTTAGATACGTATACTCCTATGGTAAAGTTCAACTTTCCGGATGAGAAAGGTGAGATTCTTACTCTTGACTTGACGATCCCCGAAGCTGTTAAGAGGATGTCTGACGAAAAGGATTATTATAACTTGTTCAAAGGTAGTGGTGCTGGTGGTGCTGGTGGCAATAACAAAGATGGATCTGTTGGTAATGGCCAGTTTTATACTACGGAACAAGTGGTAAACATGTCCCCGACGGAATACCGGAAAGCAAAAGCTGATGGTAAACTTAAGTTCGACTAATAGGAGCGTAGAATGAAAAGTTTTATGATTGCAAAATCGCGTAATATTGTTGGTGCCAACTCACTGACTGCTTTTGTCCCTGAACTTTGGGCACAAGAGGGTCTTATTGTTCTTGAGGAAAATCTTACTATGGTTCCTCTCATTCACCGAGACTTTAGTAATATAGTTGCAAAGTTTGGTGAAACGATTCATACTCGCAGGCCGGCTAAATTAGAGTCGAGTCGAAAGGCTATCAATACGGATGTTACTACAAGTGACGTGTCCGCGACTGACGTGGAAGTCAAGCTTGACCAGTGGCATCACATTTCGTTTATTATCGATGACAGTGAAGCGAGTAAGAGTTTCCAAGACTTGATTGCAACGTATCTTGTCCCGGCAGTTCAGGGAATCGCTAGGAATATCGACCTCGGTCTGCTCGCACAGAAGTACCAGTTTCTTGAGAACAACGTTGGTAAGCTTGGTACTGCGTTAGATAAGGATATACTTATTGATCTTGATACTAAAATGAATGAGTTACTTATTCCTGAGGATACGAGATTCTGTAACATAACGTCAGCTGCAAAGGGTCAGATTTTAAAGGTTGATGACTTTACGCAGGCTCATATTCTTGGTGACGATGGTAGTGCTTTGCGTACTGCGTCTGTTGGTGAGTTACTCGGTGTTCAGTATTTACATAGTCAGAATAACCGTGAGATTACTTCAGGTAATACTGTTCAGACGTTTGCTGTTGATAATATTGCCGGGTATGATGTCGGAGAGACTGATATTGATGTTGATGGTCTTTCTGCGACTATTACTGCTGGTGCGTGGTGCACGATTGCAGGGGATATGACTCCGCAGAAAATTATTGCACTTACTGGTGCGCCCACTACGGCGATAGAGATTTCACCGGGCCTCCAGTCAGCAGTTGTGAATAACGCTGCTGTTACTGTTTATACGCCGGGTGAGGTTAATGGTGCATTGTCCGAGGATGAGGAAGGTGAGATTGTTGTTGACGAATTTACTGTGGCTCCTCAGACTGGTCAGTTAATCGACTTTAGTGCAGATTATGATCTTGATGAGACCTATGGTATTTGTCAGCCCACGCCGACGACCACATCTGTTTGGCTTGACAGGTTGCTTGCTGATGATATTGCTAATGATGAGGCCGCGTGTATTGGCCCCGCTGGTAACTTCTCTTTCGCTTGGCATCCGCATGCCTTAGCGATTGTTAGTCGTCCGCTTCAGTTACCTCCGACTAATACTGGTGCGTTGTCGTCTGTTCAAGCTAGTAATGGTCTTGGTATTCGTGTCACTATCAGTTATGATGCAGTAAAGCAAGGTGTCAGAGTTACTGTTGACCTGTTGTGTGGTTATAAGGTTCTTAACGCTGATCTTGGTGTTCTTGTTTATAGCTAAGAGTTTCTGGATGGGGTGGCAACGGCCACCCCATCCCCACTTTTAGGAGAATGCCAATGCGGTTTATAACTGATTTGTTAATTCCAACTTCTGTTATAGCTGTAGGAACAACTCCAATAACTGGTAGCTGGGTGGATATTGGTAAAACATTTGGTGTGCCAGTTATGCTGTTGGCTTATTTTCTTATTCGAGATTGGAGACGAAGTAAAGAAGATATAAAAGTAACACAAAAACTGGCTACGCGACTTGATGCAATTGTTGATCAATATAGCAAGTTAACAAGTACCATTATTATTGATAATACAAAAGCTTTAACGGCTGTTGGTGAGACGCTTAGAGTTTTTGCTAAAGACCGCCCCTGTTTGTTAGAGAAATAAATAATGGCAGATGCCAAACGCAGACTACGACATATTATTTATGGGTTGAAGAGAAAGTTTGGCCAGCCTGTAAAAATACGGAGATATTCTGCTTTGACACTAGATCGAGCGGCTGGTACGGCTGCTCGTACTGATGCTGATTATTCAATCAAACGGGCGATTGTTTCACCTGCAAGTCAAGCTGGAGATTTTGTGTATGATCTATCTTTTATTGCGGCGAATAAAAATTTCACCTATGGTGGATTTTTTGACACCACACAACGATATGTTATTTTTGATGTCAGAGATATAGATAAGGCATCAGATATTGAATTTGCACCAGATAGGAATACTGATAGAGTAATTATAAATAGTAGATTATATGAGATAGTGAGAGTTATTGAAGCAGAAATTAGAAGAATAATTATTCTACATGTCAAGTTACTAGAATCTACTCCGGAGATTAGTTGATGGCTGATGTTAATCAAAATTGGGACAGGTGGATTTTTGCATCTATCTCCAAACATTTTGAAACTAATAAATCCGCGAGTATCCATTTATTCGTTGAAGGTGAGCCGCGTGAGACGGCTTCGCAATTAAATTGGGTTGAATTGCGTATTGATGGGCCAGACTGGACAGAGTTAAGTTCAGGATTTTTTAGAGGAAGAATAGAAGTAAATGTTCTTTGCTCTGCGACAGAGACTTCTGATACGCAATCAATTCGAAGATTGGCGGGAGAAATTCAGTCGATTTTCAAATCAGGAATTGCGGTGTATAAATATGGTTTGGGTGATGATGACGATAAGTCCTTACTTGGCTGCCTGACACTCTTAACTGATCATCGGGGTAAGTTAGGAATTAAGGCAAGATACTTTGGACGAGTTGAAGTTAACACTCCTATGCAGCAAGCTTCTGTAGAGGCACATTATGAAGTTGAATTTACTCTTTAATGGAGAAACAAAATGAAAATTCTCGCCGCAACGCCGAGACCGATTGTTGGTCGAACCGTTGATATTAAAACTGCCACCCTCAAGATTAAAGATGGTGGGGCAGAAGAAATTACCGTTAAAATTGGTGAAGGTAATTTTACCTATACCGAAAACAAGAATCGTGAATATATTCTTAACCGTGGTAATTTAGATGACGTTCGTGATGGTGATGATGTTCCCTGTGAATTAACGTTTGACGCTACGTGGGAATACATAACTGGTAAGGCGTCAACAGGCGGTACTCCGTCTGTTGAGGATGCAATGAAGCAGGCAAATGGGGCGGTTGATTGGGTTACATCAGATGCTGATACTTGTAATCCGTATGCTGTTGATGTTGAATTGGTTATTGACCCCACCCCTGCTGGTTGTGGTGATATTGAGACCTATCTGTTCTCTGACTTTAGATATGAGCAGGTTAACCATGATCTACGCGGGGGTACTCTGTCCTTTAGCGGTAAGTGTAATGTGACGGAACCGACTGTTTCGCGTTCCGCGAATAGTTAAATAGGCTGTTAGGAGTGGTGATATGAAGTACGCAGGTGAAAAGGTAGAAGGCCCAAATATCGAAATGGTCTTTATTCCTCGACAGGATCGTGATTTAGTTTTCAAATGTAGGGCAGTTTTGGACGCTGACTATGAGTTGTTTGACAAATTATGTCCTGAGCCTGAACCACCTATGGTCACCAGACCGGGTAATATCACTACTCCTAATTTTAATGACAAGGAGTTTATTAAAGCTACTTCTACTTGGGCTGAAAATCGTACAAACTTTATGATTATTATATCATTATCAGAAACTGAGGAACTTGAATGGGAATCAGTTGATGTTAATGTTGCAGAAACTTGGAAGTTGTACCGCGAAGAGTTGCAAGGGGCTGGATTTACTGGGCCTGAAATTGGTAGACTTCTTGGTGGTGTGACGACAGCTTGTGGGCTTAATGACGCAAAGGTCGATGAGGCCAGAGAACGTTTTTTAGCTTCACAGCTGGTGGAGCCGCTAAACGGATAAATTTACCAAGATACAGGACTGAACAGTATGCGGTGTACAAAGCTTGTGAACGGTTTAAAATTCTTCCGCCTAAAACACAGGCATGTTGGGATGAATGTGATGTTTGGACTAGAGCAATGTTAATTGCTTATAACCAAATATGCGAGGTTGAAGAACAAGAACGTGAAATAGCACAAACAAAGGCAATGATGGGGCGGCAATGAGCCGCCCCAAGGGGGCCAAGATGCCTAAATCATCCATGGTATGGTCGAAGGGATTATTTGCATCTGGAAATACTGGTAAAGCTACTAAGTATATTTTCAGGCAACTAGTTGCTCTTTGGAAAGATTCTGTTCGGGCATTTATAAACGAGGCACTGAAACATGTGCATGTAGATACTGGAATGTCTGTAGCTTCATTCCAACCATTAGCTGCAAACGTCAGGATGCAAAGTATCATTCGAGAATCTCTTAGAGGTCGTGGGCCACGAAAAGGTCATACTAAAAATAGTATTACGACACTTAGTCAACGTGGAAGTATCGGGCCGTTTAAATCACGGGCGCTAGGGGCCAGATTAGGTAAATCACCTAAAGGGTATAAACTTGTATTCGGTACGCCACAAAATCCAAAATTCAGATTCGAATTTCAAATTAGAGTTTTTCAGTATTATCTACATGAATATGGGTATGATGGAAAGCGTGACCCGGTTTGGAATTCATTAGAAAAAGCTAAAGATGCTTTTATCGCTAATTGGAATGCAAAATTTAATGATTTTGTTAATTCAAAAATCATTAGTTCTCTAATAGTGCGAGGTAGTTTAAGTGGGCGATGAAGGGCGTGGACACATAAAAATTGGAGCTGACTTTACCGATATTGTCGGTATGGGTGCTGCAATTTCAAAAGCATTAGAGGATGGCCGGAAAGGATTAAGGCGGGGTAAAACTGCTCTATTAGGGTATGATACTGCCACAAATAAAGCAGTAGCTACCGTAAAAACATTAACTGAAGCAGGTGGATTATTAACTAAACACTATACTTTTGCAACACAAAAGCTTGTTGAAAATAGCGTAGCATCACGAACTTTAACTATTAAATTGGACGCGCAGGCTAAAGCGCACGAACGCTTAAATACACAGATGCGGTCGGCATATGGTTCAGATGTTTCCAGAACAAGAAGGCTTAATCTTCGTGCGCATGCCGCTGGTCTTAAAGTTATTGCTGAACGCGAACGGGCATTAGCCGCCGCGTTACGAGAGCGTATCAGGCTCAATTTACAAGCACAACGCACTGGTAGCAGAATTATTGATGCACGAAATCGTGCACAGTCTGGTGCCATTCTTCAAGACAAACAATTTAACGCACAGCGTGATCAGCGAGCTTTTGACCAGCAACTAGCATCTGAATGGAAAGCTCCCCGACAGGGTGTTGGTCTGCCCACTGAGAGTAGATTTAAACGCGCTTTAGGGTCTCTGAGAAAATGGAATACTGGATTAAAGACCGCACAGCAAACTACAAGTAACTTACATATTTCTTGGAAATCACTTTTTAGACTTGTAGCGGTACAACTTGCTCATCAAGCTGTTTCTGCATTTATTCGTGCGACTGTCGAAGGAGTCCGGCAGTCTATTGAGTTAGAGAAGCGAATTGCAGAAATTCAAACAATCTCACAGAATCAACCGCAACCGTTTGGTGCGTGGTTACGAGGTCTGCGTGAGCTTTCAGATGAATTTGGATTAGGGATCATTGACCAAGCTGAGGCTGCTTATCAAACATTATCTAATCAGGTGGCTGAGGGCGCTGCTTCCTTTAGATTTATGCGTGAAGCTAATATATTAGCAGTAACAGCTGTTATGTCTTCCGCTGATGCTGTGAATCTATTAACAGCAGCTATCAACTCTTACCATACCACTACATTAAGTGCCAATAAAATAGCTGCGCAATTCTTTAAGACTATTGAACTCGGTAGAGTTCGTGGTAGTGAGATGGCACAATCGTTTGGTGACGTGGCTGTTTTGGCTAATCAGTTGAATGTTCCCTTAACTGAGTTGCAAGCCATTATTGCAACAATGACCATTCAGGGTATCAAATATAATAAAGCCGCAACACAAATGCGTGGTATATTTGTTAAGTTGCTTAAACCCACCAAAGAGATGAAGGAGTTCTTTAAAGAAATTGGGGTAAGTTCTGGCGAAGCTGCAATGGCTGCGTATGGTTTTGA